GACAACTGCCAAGCAACTAATTTTAACTTTGCTTTCCTATCAACTTCCCTTTCACAAGAAAGCATAGACGGTATATTGGTCAGCATTAACAGTAACGGTACAAGCAACGGTGTATTTGGACAATCATCTGGGTCAGCACCTAGTGCAACAGGTGAAGCGGCTATCACAGCGATGCGTTCACGTGGTTGGAATATATCAGTCACAGGAGGGTTTTAAACACTTCTTCTAGGATTTACATACATAATCAATTAAAACACTTTTAAAACTAATTAAGGAATACTATGACAGACCCGTCAGTATTTGATGAACCACAAGCAAAGCCGCAGGAAACCCCTGCACAACAGCCATCACAAGAATCTGCATTAGCCGACCAGCTAAAAGGGATTTTAAATGATAATGGCGAACCTAAATACAGTACGCTCGAAGAAGCACTAAAAGGTGCGGCTCATGCTCAAACTTATATTACTGAACTGAAAGGTAAACTTTCTGAGTTCGAAGGTAAATATACACAAACACAAGCAGAGTTGGACAAACGTGAATCAATTGAGCAGACAGTAGCTAGGTTACAAGCCAATCAAAACCAAGGAACTCAGGAAACCCCTGCTCCAAAAGGTTTAGACGAGGCATCAATATCCGAATTAATAAACCAACAGTTCACTCAACGAGACCAGCTTTCTAAAGCACAAACTAATGAGTCTTCGGTGAACACTGCATTGCAACAGAAGTTCGGAGATAAAGCAACTGAGATAGTTAAGGCGAAAGCCGCAGAACTAGGTATCTCTATTGCGCGTGTCAAGGAACTCTCTCAAGAGTCTCCTCAAGCTGTGCTTGCCTTATTCGGCACTGCACAATCTAAACAAGGGGTTGCCCATATGACAGGTAGCCAACGCTTACCAGACTATCATCAAGAAGATGTTCTGGAGAAACCTAAGAAATCTCTCTTAGCAGGTGCGACAACTAAAGACCAAGCCGCTTACATGGCTCTCATACGAGAACGTGTATATAAGAGAAATGGAATTACACAATAACTAGGAATAAATAATGCAAATTACTGATAACAGCCGTGCGTTTATCGAAGCAGAACAGTACTCTGACTTCATCTTGATGAACTTGCACGATGGCTTATTGCCAATGACTATGTACCGTGATGTGTCTGACTTTGGTTCAGGCTCTACTCTAAATATTAAAACTGTTGGTACAGTTACTATTCAAGAAGCCGCAGAAGATACGCCTCTTGAGTACAACCCAATCGAATCTGGAACTGTTACTTTGTCTATTACCGACTATGTTGGTGATGCTTGGTACGTTACAGATGACTTACGTGAAGATGGTGCACAGATTGACGCACTAATGGCGGCTCGTTCTGCTGAATCTACTCGTGCTCTCCAAGAGACTTACGAGTCACGCTTCTTAGCAGTATGTAACTCTGCTCAGACTAACGGCAACCCAATGACTATCAATGGTTTTGCTCACCGACTAGCCTCTCCTGAGACTAACGGTATCTTTGCACTAGACCAACTGTCTTATGCCAAGCTTGCTTTCGGTAAAGCTAACGTACCTTCGGAAGGTCGTGTATTCATCATGGATGAAGTAGCGGCTACCACTCTTGATAACCTTGTAACCATCACTCATGATGTATCACCGTTTGGTGCTATGTTGCTACAAGAGGGTATGGCGCGTGGTCAAGAGTTTGTTATGCGTTTATATGGCTGGGATATTATCACATCTAACCGTCTACCAACAGGTACTTTCGGTGATGGTACTACTTCTATCACAGGGGCTGTAGCTAACATTGGTATGTGTATCTTAGACGACCAGTGTAAACCTATTATGGGTGCATGGCGTAGACAGCCTAAAGTAGAAGGCGAACGTAACAAAGACCGCGCTCGTGATGAGTTCGTTACACGTTCTCGCTGGGGCTTTGGTGTACAGCGTTTAGATACGTTGTTCATTCTAATCACTTCTGCAACTAACATTGCATAATAAGGAATTATAAATGAGTTATGAAAAAACTTCGGGCCTTGGTGTGTCTAACCAATATGGCCCTCGTGACACTGGTGGTGTTGAAGGCATTATCAAAACCGAAGGTTTGTACAATGAGTACGCTATCAACTTTGATGGAGCTGGCCCTCTAGGGTTTCTCTTCCCAGTATTAGACGGTTGCCGTGTAACTGGTGTTGATTTGTCCTTTACCACAAATGGTACTGAGACATTGACCGTTGGTGGTGTTAACGTGCTTACTGCTACAGAGGGTACTAACGTAGCTATTGCAAGTGATAACACTGGTGTTGTTGCTTCAACTAACATCACTGCTGGTACTTTGGTAATCAAGTTCAAGCGAATCGCTCAATAAGTAAAATAAATAAGGCTGGCTTTTTAGCTGGCCTTTTTTGTATCAGGAGTACGTTATGACAATACAACACAAAGACATTCCCGATGCTGAAAGGCATGAACCAAAAGGCGTAAGCACAGCTTCTGATGGAACGGTATACCAAGCAGACGGAGCTGGTTCAGGTAGTTGGGAAATAGGCAAAGTAAAAGGACAAGCCTCAGCAGAAGAAGGTATGATACTTAGGGCTAACGGAAGCAATGACACTGCTTGGGTATATGCACCTGAGGGTTGGGCACACTACCGAGAAGGTGGTGCTGGTCAGGTAATTAACACCACCGCTAGTAAGGTTCTGATTGACGGGGCGGCTACTGAAAGCACAAGTGCTTACTTGCCTTACCAGATAAGAGGGACTGGGCAGTTATGGAATGTAACTACAAGTAAGATTACCCCTATTAACACAGGGGACACATATGATTTACGTATAGACATACCTGTCACTGCTGAATCAGGTTCTCCTACTGAGCTTAAACTTGAGCTTGATATAGGGACAGGGTCAGGAATAACTGACTCTATTGTGACTATCTTTAAGAAAACAGGCAGAACAACACCTTACCAAATAACTATGTCTTTCCCTATTTTTGTTTCAGCAGACTTTAAAGCTAACGGTGGTCAGATATTCTTAAAGACGGATGCAGGAACTGTTACTTGTGGGGAAATAGGTCTAACACTAGTACGTAATGTTGATGGGAGCTTCTAATGAAATATACACTTCTTGAGATAGTTCAAGAGATACTATCAGATATGGACAGTGATGAAGTGAATAGCATTACTGATACAACAGAGTCTGAGCAAGTAGCTATCATAGTCAAGTCTACATTCAATGCTATGATGGTAAACAGAGATTGGCCTCATACACGTAAGCTTGTTACTTTTATAGCTTCGGGAACTACCGCCTTACCTACGCACCTAAAGTTGAAGACCAATGTTAAGCACATGCTTAGTGCTACTTATAACAAGGTAAAGACAGGTGAGACACGTAAGAAGTATTTACCTGTCAATTACCTAGACCCAGACGCATTCCTACGTAAACAGAATCAATTAAATAATGACAATGCCTACGTAGACATCATAACTGACCCTACAGGTGTAGAGTTACTAATACGTAATGACATAGCTCCCCAGTACTACACATCTTTTGATGACAGTTACATGGTGTTTGACTCTTACGACAAGGCTGTAGATGATACATTACAAGAAAGCAAAGTACAAGCTCTCGCTTACACTCTTCCAGTTTGGGTTCACACTGATACAGCTATCCCAGACTTACCCGATGATGCTTTCCCTCTATTAGTAGAGGAAGCTAAAAGCAAGGCTCAGTTTAAGCTTAGACAGTTTCAAGATGTTAAAGCTGAGGTAGAAGCAGGGAGACAGAACAGATGGCTTTCACGTAAAGCTCGTAAGATAAATCGTGGTATAAGCTACCCTAACTATGGTCGTAATAGCCGCAAGTTTGCTAAAGACCCAACATTTAATAGAGAGAACTAATGGAATACAAAGGATATAAAGTAGTAGGTGATGGAACATTCGGCTATAAACATATCGTTCCCCTTAGCAAGGGTTCAGTATCTTTAGAGCTACGAGGTGCATACACAACAGCAGTTGAGGCGCATAAGGCGATAGACAGCTTCGAAACATCAAAGTTGGAGAAGGCTAGTGGCAATTCAAAAAGTACCAATAGAGGTTAATGTATTTGTTAAAGGTTTAATTACCGAAGCAAGTCCCTTAACTTTTCCTGAGAATGCGTCTATTGATGAAAGGAACTTTGTCCTTAACAGAGATGGTTCTCGTAATAGACGTTTAGGTATGAACAAGTTAGGTAACATCACCAACATTCCTACAGAGACAGCCGAAGGTAAATCTTTCAGCTCTTTTGAATGGGAGAATGCTGGTGGCATAGCTGATAAACTTCTTATCGTTGTACAATACGGTAAAGACTTGTTAGTGTTCAACATCTCAGCAGGTACGCCTGAACTTGTCACAACTTTCGATTTAAAATCTTTACTAAACTCTGATAAAATAGATATAGAGAGAGGTAGCTTTGCAACGGTAGATGGTATATTGGTAGGAGCGTTTGGTGAACACTCTATACTCAGACTAATATATAACTCAGGGAATAATACAGTATCTTCAAGCACAGTGTTTTTAAAAATACGTGACCAGTTTGGTATTGAAGTTCCTTTTGAAAGACCTGAGGAAAGTAGGCCACAACAAGACGGCAGTTTTAAGTTTTATCCTTATAGAAATATTAAAGATATGCTAGATGACGATGCTGTACAAGTCCGACCTTTCAGAGGAGACTCTCCTAACTTACACTTTTATAATCTACGTAACCAGTCTTGGGGAAGACCAAGAGAATCGATTAGGTTTGCAGGTAGTGATGATGAGGGTTTGTTAGACCCAATTCAAGAGTTTGATGACACTACAGGCTTTATACCTAGTAACGCAGATGTTGTAGCCTTAGGTTTAATTAACTACGCAGAAGAAGAAGGTGCTCCTGTAAAGTTTGTAGCTAAAGAGTTAGGTATTCTTCCTTTGCTCAGTTCTTCTTCGGCAAGAGGTTTCTTTATTATAGATGCCTTGAGAAGAGGGCCAAGCCGAAAAGAACAGTATACCAATATGTTTGAAGAATCGGCAGGGGCACTTACTGTTGATTTAACTGCCCCTTTAGGACTAGACACAACACCTGACGGAGCTAGAACAGTAGCAGAGTTTGCAGGAAGAATGTGGTATGCAGGTTTCTCAGGTGATACTATTTCCCCTGATACAAGGTCTCCTCGTATGTCTTCATACGTATTGTTTTCACAACTAGTTACAGCCTCTTCTAACATAGATAAATGTTATCAGAATAATGACCCTACTTATGAAGCAGAAGCTGACTTGTTAGCTACCGATGGTGGCTTAATAAGACTAGACCAAGCTTACGGTATAAAAGAACTTATAGCTGTAGGCAGTTCTCTTTTAGTGTTTGCAACTAACGGCGTATGGGCTATCAGTGGAGGAACTAACGTAGGTTTCCAAGCAGATGCTTTTATTGTTGAGAAAGTATCAGACCAAGGAACTGTTAATTCTGACAGTATTGTAGAAGATGGTAGTACTGTTTTCTATTGGAGCACTGCTGGTATCTTTGCAGTAGCCCCTAATGAAGTGGGAGTATTTGCAAGCCAGTCTTTAACAAAGAATACTATTCAAACTTTTTACGAAGCTATACCTATAGAAGCCAAGACAAGGGCATCGGGTGTATACGATAGATATGAAAATAAAATAAAGTGGGTTTACAGTGAGGGCAGAATAGCCAGCACTTCTAAAGAACTGCTACTTGATTTAAACTTACAAGCTTTCTCCCCTAATACTTTCGGAACTCTGGAAGGTGAAACACCTACGTTACTAAGCCCTATTGCAGTTAAACCTTTTAACCAACAAGTTAACTTTTTAACTATTCTTGTAGGAACTGACGCAGTTTTCTCTGGAACAGATGCAGTGGGTATAGACGAACTAGTTTTACTAGACAGTGAAATAGAAACAATGTATCTAGCCTTATGGTCAGCAAGCCCTTTGCAATTAGCTTTCTGTACATACAAGAATACAAGTTTCAAAGACTGGGTTGATAAGGACAATGTAGGTGCAGACGCAGAAGCTTACTTCATCACAGGCTACGGCCCTCAAGGTGATTTCCAAAGACGTAAGCAAGTGCCTAGTATCTCAACTCACATGATAAAGACCGAAGACGGTTTCAAGGTAGTGAGTGAAGACCTAGTGCCTGATAACGCTTCTTCTTGTATAATGCAAGCTAGATGGGATTGGCACAACAGCCCTAACGGTAACAGGTGGGGACGAGAGAATCAGATATACAAGAACAAGCGTGTGTACATGCCTGAGGATGTAAACGATTCTTACGATACAGGTGAGGATGTTATAACTACCAAGACTAAGTTAAGAGGTAATGGTAGGACACTCTCGATGCTATTTAAAACAGAACCAGAAAAGGATTGTAAGATTCTAGGATGGTCATACATAATGGATGTAAGCACTAATGTCTGATAAAAGAAATATAGCAATAATCTATCAAGACGATGATTTAATAGTAAAAGCAGAGCTTATCAAAGGTAATCCTTTCCTACACTGTACTGTTTTAGAGTTTAAAAAATCTGTTATGAAAAGGGCTAGGGTTAAATGGGAAGACATAAAGGAAGGGTTTTATTACGAAGGTTTTAATACTATATACTCTGTCTCCCCTAATCCTCGGTTTATAAAATTCATAGGAGGCTCTTTACATGAGGAGCTTGAAGATGGAATAGGGGTATACAAATGGGAACTGGTTTAGAAATAGCCTTAATTGGTCTAGCGGCAGGAAGTACAGTAGCTTCTATTGACGCTAGTAAGACATCAGCCCGTAGGCAGAAGAGAGCTGGTGAACTGAGACAGAACACACAGCTAGGGCAAGACAGGGATGCCCGAACTCAAGGTATACGTGAACAACGTATACGGAGAGCTAGGATTCTACAAGCTGGTGAGAATACAGGAACAACTGGTAGTTCGCAAGAGACAGGTGTTCTAGGAGGAATGAACACAGTGTTTAGCCAATCTATAGGTAATCAAGCTGGTCAACGAATAGCTAATGTAGCTATTGGTAATCAAATGCAAGGGGCGGCAGATGCGGCTTCAAGAGCTAACACATTCCAAGCTATAAGTAACCTTGCTATGCAGGGTGCTAGTTTCAGCGCAAGCTAGTCAACAAAAGGATAAGGTAAATGATGGAAGACATAGACAACATGTTTGCAGAACCTACTGATGTCAATTCAATGTTTGAAGAAGAGACAGAAGAAAAGAATAGGTCTCCAAACAGAAGCTTAAACAGTAGTACAGCAAGCTACACTGCTCTCTTGAAAGGTGGGACAGAAGAGTTCTCAGAGAACCAGAGAGAGATAATGGCTGAGTTTGACATGTTGGGCTATTCACCTACTGCTGAGTTTGTTGAAGACCAACAGAGAGTAGACTCGTACATGGCAGACCAATCTAACCTTGTAGACATCATTTCAGATGAAGCTATAGGGGACGATGTTAAGATGGCGGCCGCACAAGCTTCACTAGATTTAAGTAACGAGAGATATAGTCTACGTAATGACTACTCTACTAAAATCTTATCAGAGGACAGTGAGTTCCCTCAAGATACTAATAACGAAGCTGTTCGTATCAGTTCAGCAGAGATTATTGATGAAGTCAACTATAGCAACAACCAACTACAGGGATTGCTTGCGGCTGAGGTAGCCAAGTCTGACCCTGCAACACTAGAGCTAGTAAAAGATTTTGCTCAGATGTTTGTACCATTTGTTGAACAAACTATGGTAAACAACATAGATATGGAAGATGAGAACTGGCCTTTCCTTCTGATGGGTGCGGCTAAGTCTGACCTAAGTAAGATACTTCGTAAGATGCCACCAGCTCAACGATTAACTGCGGCTAAGGCGTATGCAAAGATAGTGAATGAAAACTCTTCTCTGTTCTCTGACGACCCTAACGATGTAATCCGTACAGGTATGTTAGCAGATGCTTTTGACTTACACAGCTACAGTTCAGAGGACGAGTTCCTTGATAACTTCTTTAGTGTTATTGATGCAGGTGGTTTATTCTGGCAACCATTGCGTGCTACAGCCAGAGGTGTGGGAAGTTTAATCACTTCTGCTAAACCTCGTTTTGTAAGAGCAGGTGTATCACCTAACTCACCTGTCGAGAATGCAAAGGTGTTCAACCAGAAGAAGGGTAAGGAGATGCACGATGCTATCCTAGCCGATGAGACTGATGACACCGCTAAGGCTCTCTCAGGGACAACTAGAGAGCAATACATTGCTAGTTCAGAGCTTCCACAGATACACAACAACGATGGTGTCTTTACATCAGAAATGGTAGACCCAAGCTTAAAGCGTATTGTTGAGAAAGACGGAGCTATCTATTGGTCTGATGAAGCTAAGAGTAACGCTCGTGTAAAGATTAGTAATGACTTTATCAGAGCTTCTAGTGCAGACATACGTGCTAACATGTCCTCTATCTCTAATGCAGATGATGGTATGACATTCCATGCAGTGTACGGCCCAGCCGAGAATGGGTGGAACAGTGCAGAAGAAGCTGTTGACACAATGGCTTACAACTTACGTGAGTTTGGTATCACCTCTGACGACTTCAAGATACTTGGTAGACAGTCAGATGGTAACTATAAAGAAGTAACCCTTGCTGAACTAGATGCTATGGGTACTGTACGTTCTACAATGAAAATGTCTAAAGGTAAGCAACCACGTAGTGTACGTGTAGTATCTCGTGACCCTGCTGACTTCTTGATAAGTATAGACCATAAGCATAAGTTTAATCCAATGGATATTACTGACCCTAAGAACATGGAAGCTAGATTTAACGTGTTCGATAGAGTTAAGAACTTCATGGTAACTTCTGGATTTGGTAGTGTCTCAAGACATACCTTAGACCCAATGACTCTTATTAACAAGTCTATAACACAAGGTGCTTCGGTAGCTGTGGACAAGGCTAGTGCTGTTGAAAGAGTTGTTTTGGATATGGCTGTAGAGGTGTTTGCTAAACCATTCAACGCTATGAAGCCTGAGAAACAGGACATGTTGTATGACATCATAAAGCAACAAAACAAAGAGCAGAGATTTCTTACCCGCCAAGAGCTTATTGCACAAGGGCTGAGTGGTGATGAAATTAGAACATTGGATGGATTTAAGAAGGTACAGGATAACTTATACTTCTTAGAGAACAGAGACCTCGGCACTACCATGCGTAACCAAGGTTATAAAGTTCTTACAGACAGCGAAGGTAGTAAGTTCTATGGAAAGGAACGTGGAAGGTTAGACGTAGACATGAACAAGGCTATCTTGTTAGATGCGGATACTAAGGTTTTAGTTGAGAAAGGTAGCTTTGATAGTGTAGACCTTTACAACAAAGGTGGAACTATCGTAGAACTACGTAGACCTGAGAGAGTAGATGGTGTAATGGTTACACACGTAGTAACTCGTAACCAACCATCAGCTTCTTATACTAGAGCAATACGTAACGATGAACAAGTTCTGAACTATAGAGCAGGTTACTACAAAGTTAAATATGACGCTCCTATCTTTATTACTAAGAAAGTATTAGATGACAATGGAAACATTCTGTACACCAAAGCTATTGGTACAGCACAAAGCACTAAAGAGGCTAAACTTCTAGTAGAGAAGAAAAGGTCTGCTGATGGTTCTGTGTACAACAATGATGGTGTAGAAGAAAGTATCTACAGATTCAGAGATGATGTTAAAGATGAGCCTGACCTTAGCCCTGAGAATATTCAATGGGATTTGGCTACAGGTGGAGGAAGAAGTTCTCAGAGACTGAGAGGTGAGAGACTAGAGGATAGCAACGAGAACATTGATACATCGGCACAGCACATAACTGGCCCTGTTGACTCGATGGTACAGGCGGCAAGGGGGTTATCTAACAGAACCACTATGCGTCCTTACATTGATGGTGTTAAGAAAAGATTCGTTGATGCTTATAAGACTGAGCTACCTAAAGATAAATTCGGTAAGACAGTGTTCCCTAAGAACCTAGACGAACTCAATGCTATGTTAATGGATAGAGGTATCAGTGGTGAAAAACTTGGTGCTGACATGCGTTCTAACTTCGAGTACATTAACTACTTAGAGAACGGCTACCGTAACGCTCTTGACGAAGGCTGGAAGGCTGGACTAAACGCTATTGGTAAGTTGCTAGGTAAGCAAAGTTCTACAGGTGAGAAAGCCGCATACTGGTTAGCTGACAACACAGCACCTACACAGCTAGGTAAGAACATTGCGTTCAACCTATACTTAGGTCTTAACCCTATACGTCAGATTATAGTACAGGGACACCAGTCTATACAGTTAGCGTCTATTCATCCTAAGTATTTTCTTACAGGGCTAGGCAGTGACTTTGCTAAACTAACAGCCATGAGAATGGGTAGTAGTGCAGACACTGCGGCTAAGTTAGACATCCTGAGAGGTGCTGACGCTCGTACATCTAGTCAGATGAAACAGATGCACCAAGAGTACATGGATAGTGGGATACCTTCTGCTATTGATAAACAGTCTCTTGTAGCAGGTAACTTGACAGAGATGACCGAGTACGCTCAGTATACTAAGAGTAGAAATGCTATTGGTAAAGTGGGTAAAGGTTTAGCAACTGTACTACGTACTGCTAGAAAGATTGGTTTTGATGTTGGTGAAGAAACTAACATGATGACAGCTTGGTTGTCTATGCGTAATGCTAAGACTGAGAAGCTTGGTAGGTTTGAACTTAGTGCGAAGGAGTTAGAAGAGGTGAGTGCTGAGGCACGTAACTTTACGTTTAACATGAACGCGGCAGGTGATATGCCTTATAACCAGAACTTACTTAGCATACCTATGCAGTTCTTACAAGTGCCACACAAAGCGGCTCTACAGATAATGAACAATTCATTAACTGGTGTAGAGAAAGCTCGTGTAGCGGCATTCAGTATATTTATGTACGCACCAGCAGGTGTTGCCCTTACCCAATGGTTAGGTGATGATTTCTTTGAAGGTGTTCCAGACCCAATCAGAACTATTGTAGAAGATGGAGCTGAGTCAGCCGCATTGAATGGGTTGTTCTCTGCACTATCGGGAGATGAAGTTAACACAGATTGGACTAGTTTAGCTCCATATGATGCAGGTCTTTTAGGTTTCATAGAAGCGTTGTTCAATACAGACTTGAACTCTTTCTATTCAGGAAGCCCATCAGGTCAGTTGTTCTCTGCTAACGGTAGGGTTACAGCTCTTACTGACTCAGTAGGTAGGTTGATAAATGTGTTTGACGAACATGAGACATCAGATGATTTGTTGTTAACTGTTCAATCATTCCTTAAACTATCTTCTGGTTATAGTAATGCGGCTAAGGCACACTACGCTTATAAGACAGGTCAAGCTCTAAGCTCAAGAGGTGATGTATTAGATACTCACGTAACTAAGCTTGAAGCTATGTTGATTGCGGCAGGTTTCCCAACTAGGGATAGTTCTTGGAAGTATACAACAGTGATGTTGAAGTCAGAGAAAATGAAGGCTATCAAAGACGATGCCAAAGTGTTCTACGACAGCATACGTTCAGAGCTAGTGAATAAGGATGTGACTAACAAGTCTCACCGTTTCTCTCAGATGGCTATTGCAGAGTTTATGCGTAGTTATGATGGGGAAGATAGGGACGTAATGCTTACAGAAGTACAGAAGCTTATTAAGCGTGATGCTATGGCTGATGATGCGTCTGTTCTTCTATACATACAGAAGGATGCAGGTGTTGTTGGTTACGAGGAACAGCTTCAAGCAATAGACAACATGCCTAACATATCTGATGAGAAGAAAGAAATACTCAAGAATCGTGTCAGAATTTTTAATAATTGGAAAGAAGAAGGTGGGAAATAATGGCAGTATTAAATCAAGGAGCAGGGCCGATGAATGCCCTAGCTTCGGCTACCAGTCCTAAGCAAGCAGTACAGGAAGATTCTGGCTTATCCCAAGTGGCAGGTCTAGCGCAAGGGGCAATGAGTGTATTTGCTACAGGTCAACAAGCACAGGCTAAGTTAGCTAGTGATTCTGCTGTAGAAGCAGGGAAGGTTGTTGATACTAACATGGTACGTAGGTTGACCACTATTAGCACAGGTTTGAACGAAGGTAAGTACAACCAAGAGCAAGCTATGACTTTATCAAGGCAAGCTCTGGCTCAGGCAATGAACGGGCCTACTGGTAAGTCTAGGGGTAATGAGTTACTTACTGAGTTTAGTAAGTTTATGAATGCTAAAGGACTTGGTGCGGAGTTTACTGAGGAGACACAGGCGGATAGGATTTACAAAGCACGCATAGATGCGGCATTGAAAGACAATGTTCTACTTCTACCTGATGATTCAGAAGAAGAGATTGAACGTAAGTTAAGAAACCACAATAAGTATGCTCGTGGTAAGCAAGCCTTACAGGATTCTACTGATGTGATAACTAACGCTAATGCCATGCTAACGCAGACAGGTAAGCTAACTACTAATCAACTTAGTGAACTTAACCTAGAGAAGACACAGGCTGAAAAGGCCGCTTCTGATGCACTGACAGGTATGTCTGGTAGCTACATGACTATCCTGAGAGATAACTTCCAAGTGTCCAGACAAGCCTTCGATGCAGGAGGTGATTCTAAAGTTGCACTGCAAGAGATTGAATCTCAGTGGGCTAATGTCCAGATGTTAATTAGTCAGACGGCTGGTACAGGTAACGAAGCACAGGTAACAGCCTTGACTACTCCTATGAAGAACCTTTATCAGTTTAACAAGGACTTCGTTACAGGTAAGATTACTCGTGATGAGTTAGCTAACAAAGCTAAGATTGAAGGGCTACGTTCACAAGCTCTTATGTTTGCGTCTAATCCACGTATACAGCAGTTGTGGGCGGCTAGTGAATTAGTAGGGCACACTGACCCTAGCTTAACACTAGAGTTTCAAGGCTTGGTCTCTAACTACTTAGATAACGCTACTAAAGGAAAAGTTGATGCGTTCACTAACTTAGAACCTGAGGGACAGAAAACACTTACCGACCTATCTATGAAATTTATAGAGAGTGACTTGGCAGGTACAACATCTGATAAAGACAAAGCCGAAGGTATAGAGGTTATCTCTAAGATATTCACAGACATGGATGCCTTTTCAGCGTCTGTTAATAACCCTCAACAGTTGAACCAAGTAGTGTCTATGTTGGCTGACCCTCGCTTTGGTCAATGGGCTAGTGCTAACAAAGGTATTCCAGCGTCTATCTCACCACAGGTGAAGCAAACATTACAAGCTTACTACAGTGAGCCTGTATTGAAAGATGTTATTCAGAACTGGGAGACTGATGTAGCGATAGACCAAAGAGTGTTTGGGTTTACTGGCATACTGGATGGTGTGGCTAACTTGGGAGGTGCTATTACAGGCACTGTAAACAATCCTAGAGGCCCAGCACCGACTACTATAATGGCATTGCCTGAGATACTAGAACCGTTTATGACACCAACTGGTCTTTCATTCAGAGCTAAGAAGGGTGCTCCTGCTAACCTTGTAGCCCCTGCATTGAAGCAAGTGAACAAAACTGTACTGCCTAAGATTAATAGGCTAGTAAAGGCACTCGCTCACGTAGAAGGACACACTGACTATCGGAAAGTGTACGAAGAGAACTACGAACAAATTCTAGGGGTTCGCCCTGAGGAAGAGGAAGTTCCTGCGACACCAAGAGTTCCGTTAGAAAGTGAAACCTTCCAACCTTTAGAAGGAGACACTATTGAATCTGGTGCTATTGTGGCTGGTTATGAGTATCTTGGTGGCGACACCCTCGACCCTGCAAGTTGGAGAGAAGTGGATGGCTAAGAAACCTTGGGAAATGGGCTTGAAAGAAGGGGCGGCTACGGCTACCCCTAAGAAGCCTTGGGAAATGAACCTATCCTCTGAACCTAAGACATACTTAGGAGCTGAGGCTGTATCACAGGTGGAGAAAAGGGAGGGGCGTTCACTGTCTCTCTCTGAGAAACGTGTGGTAGAGGAGGAGGGATATGTTTCTGGTACGTATAAGGATGATAAAGGTATTGAGACTTCTGGTGTAGGACAAACAGGGAAGTGGAAAGGTAAGACTTTCAAAGAGACATTCGATGCTCACGAGGCAGATACTAAGAGGATGGTGAAGGGTTTTGATACGCTACCTGAGTACTTGCAAGCAGAGCTTGTGCAAGCTACCTATAGGGGAGATACAGGTATGTCTCCTTCCACTCTTAAATTATTAGAGGACGGTAAGTACGATGAAGCGGCGCGAGAACTACTCGACCATCAAGAATATAAAGAAAGAAAAGCTAAAGGAGATGACGGCGTAACCCGTAGACTCGAAGCTTTACAAGCCGCCATATTAAAGTATGGTAAGGAGAAAGGTGTGCAATGATACGTGTAGTGTTGTTAGTACTCTTGTTGTCAGGTTGCAGTGCTTTACAGACGGCACTCAGCCTAGCACAACCTGCTAGTAATGGTATAGCGGTTGATGCAGAACTGACAGTAGGTGATAAGCAGGAAGAAATAAATACAGAGGTTGGTCGTCAGGTTATGAATAGTAATCAAGCGGCTAAGTCTATTGAAAACAATATCAATAGCGTGCCTTTGACTTTCTTGGTGTTGTTAGTGTTGGGTTGGTTGTTGCCTAGTCCCAATGAGATATGGAAAGGCTTGAAAGGAATGGTGTTGTTTTGGAGAAAGAAGGAGTGAAGTCCCATGCGTGGGTAGAGGTAGGTGTTGGTGTGGTGCTGTTAATTATGGCGATAGGTGGAACGTATGCTACACTAAAGACTGAAATATACACATTGGAAACTAGGGTGAGTTATCTTGAAACGGAAGGGGTTAGGAAAGATGAGAGGTCTTATGAGGTTATGAATAAACTATCGGATAGTGTTGACAGGTTAAACATCAATATGGCAAGGATAGAGGAGAGGTTGAAAGCTACGGAGGGTGGAGAAAAACATAACTAAGGGGGTGATTATATCTACTTAATCAGGGGCTAATTAAAGCCCCTTTTTGTTGTCTAAAATTTACCAGCCCCAAGAACCCTTGAGACCAGCTACACTGTATTCAGATACACGTTGCTCAAAGAAGTTCGTGTGTCCTTCTGTTAGCACCCAGTCTAACCAAGGCAAGGGGTTAGCTTCAACTACAAAGTTAGGCTTCATACCGAGCTGTGTGAGCCGTCTATCGGCTATGTATTTGATGTACTCCTTTACTTCTTCCTTAGTGAGGCCCTCACAGCCGCCCATCTCAAATACCAAATCAATAAACTTATCCTCAAGGCCAACAGCATTACGATACATTTTATATATCTTTTTCTTAAATGCGTTAGTAACGATTTCTTTATTCTCTTTGCAATATTGAGTAAAGAGTTTCGCCATACCATTAACATGTTGACTCTCATCCCTACAAAAATTCATACACAAGCGCAACCCTGTGTACCGTTCCCTTATGAACTGCCCTAGATTTCCCTAGGGATTGGACTATATCATATACATTTCTGTATCCCACCGCTTCCACACCGCTTGGTGCGTACTCCTCTCGGATAGTCTCTGAACGTTCCCTGCCTCGAATAAAATTAATTAGATATAGATTCCCATGCCTTTCTCCATCTCTTTTTGTGTCGTATCAAAGAGACATAGTTAGGATGTAGTCCGTACCTGTTACCTATAGTTCTATTGGTATGCCCATCTTTAAACATCTTAACAACCTCTATAAATTGTTCGTTTGTTATTTTAGACATACTATTATTCTCCCCTGAACCACCCGTCCTCAAACCTAATTCAAAGGCATGGGTAGCGTTTCTTCTTTGGGAAACAACTTCTAAGTTTTCGAGCTGATTATTAGTCTTGTCACCATCTAAATGGTTAATAACTTTACCATCAGGGATATTGCCTTTATGGCATTCCCATATAAACCTATGACTTCTCACCTGTTTCATCTTACCGTGTTGACGTATAGTGTAAACAATGTAACCTGTGTGGTGATTGATTGGTTTTAATAAGTTATTACTTTGACCGTAAACACTTCCATTATCGTCTGCTGAGTACAGTGACCAATAGGGATGTTTAATTATCATATTGCATCCTCCTATGTTAGGAGGCAGGGCTTCGATGCTGATTGGCATACCGTTACGGCTCTAGCTTTCCAGCAATTCAATGGGTTTAAAGTCGCCTAGCTATTAAGCGACCATTCAGTTATCTTACACATCCCCAACATCTTACCATACCGTTGGTAATTTAACAGCATAACAAACGCTGAGAACAGTGACATCCCCTCGTTACACACAGTCTGTGCCAAGGCTAATCCAATACCTTCCTTAGTAGATACATCATTCTCCTGCATAAACTCAATCTTATTAGCCATCTCTTCGTAATCAAGGAAAGCCTTGTAGTCATCATCGGGTAAGCCTAACGTATCATTCAGTAAGGCATACGCCCTCTGGTGAATCCCTTCCCTACTAGCAAAGGCGAGAAGCATACATCTGGCTTCGTTGTTCTTGAAGATTGGGATGAAGAGGTCACAATAGTTCTGTCCAACCTGAACGTCCGTCTGCGTGAACAGTCTAAGGATTTGTGTAATTTGATTAGTTTCTTGTTCACTTAAATCTCCTTTATTCCACTGGTCTATGTCGTCACCTAAGTCTATCTCGTCCTCGTGCCAATGGATAAGCTCATGCTTCTTAGCTATCTCCATTAGGTCAGGGTAGTTAAACGGTTTAAATGTCTTAGCGTAATCTGTTAGCATCTCTATCCTTTTATAATCTTTACTTTTAATTTAGTTTCAAACCATACGTGAGCACCGCATGATAACGGCTTATCGGGTCTATACACAAACCTACCAACCTCTCGGCCTTCGTCATCAATAACTAAAGCGGTGTTGGTGTATGTGTTTTCCTTGTATGTCTTACAGGTTAAAACTGGGTTAATTACTTTATTCTTCCTGTTTGACTTAATAACGTGTTGATTAACGTGTATTATAGTTCTCATACATTCCTCTCTGTAAGTATCTTTAACATTTCTTCGTAAGTTATATATTTCCAATCTTCATCTTGTGACCACCAAAAGTC